ACAATTAGTATTGCTGGTAATATTTCAGCAGGTAATGTAAGTGGAAATGGCACAGTCCAAGCAAACAATCACACTGTAACTGGCGCAGCTACTGGTAATTTGAATGTGTCTACTATTACTGGTAACTTGGGATTTAGATCACTAGCATCAACATACACAGATGATTCGGCTTCAGCCTCAGGCACTATAGCTCTAGCTGCGGTACACGCATTAGCAATACCAACAATAGCAGCATCAAATGCAACTGTAACCGTCACTACGGGAGCGACATTGTATGTTGCAGGTGCCCCCGCAAACAGCACTAATATCACCACATTTACTAATCCCTATGCGTTGTATGTGGCTGCCGGTAATAGCTTTTTTGGTGGCAATATTATAGGTAATCTTGCAAATGGCAATTCAAGCGTTAAGATACCTGCAGCTAATGGTAATATAAATCTAACGGCTGTAGGTAATACTACAATAGTAGTGACAGGTACTGGTGCCAACATCACTGGTACATTAAATGTAAGTGGTAATGCTAATATTGGTCTAGGTAATGTTGTTTGGAATGGCACAAACTTTAGAATTAACACCACTACTATTCAATTGGGTGCTAATGCTGGTGTTACCAGTCAAGGCGCGAATTCGGTAGCCATTGGTGCCAACGCCGGCGTTACCAACCAAGCAGCCAACTCGATAATTATTAACGCAACTGGTGCGACCTTAGACCAAACAACAGCCAATACATTTACAGTTGCACCAATCAGAAATGATACAAGCAACATAGCTAATGCGCTATACTATAACATAGCAACTAGCGAGATATCTTATGCTCCACCTGCAGGTGGGGGTAGTACTACGGTAGTAGCGTATCCAGATTCTGCTACAATTACACTAAATTCAGCAAATACTGACATAGGTACACAAACAAATACACAGGTGGCCGGCACGCTAACTATTGCGGCACCAACTGGTTCACCAACAGACGGACAAAAAATAATGATTAGACTACAAGCAACCAATACACAGACTTTTTCCTTTAACGCCGTATTCAACGGATCACTAGATTTATCATTGCCCACTACCAGTAGCAATGGTAGTAAATACGATTACCTAGGATTTATTTATAATTCAGGTGCTACAAAATGGAACTTTATTACTAGAAACTTTGGATTTGTATGAGCATACTTACCACCTACAACACATATCGGTTTGAAAAAACGCTTCCGGATGGCAGAAGATATTCTGATGCTATAATGCTACCAATGGACCATACCTTAACAGATGAAGAAATTCTCGCCAAGCAGGAAGCAAGATTTGAACAGTGGATAATAGCTATCACTCGCGTAGACACACCAACTGATGTAGTACCAGACATAGTACCAGACATAGTACCAGACGTAGTACCAGAATAATTTATGGCTACCAAATATTGGAGAACAGCATCAACAGGCAACTGGGGTCTAAGCTCAAGTTGGTCCTTGATCGGTCCAGGCGGAGGGACGACTGCCATCCCTACAGCAGCAGATGATGTAATATTTAATGTTAACGCTAATATTACAACCTCCACCGGTGTTTGTAGAAACATAACTATAAATAGCGACGTATATCAGACCGGTACCGGCTCGATCACCGTCAGTGGCAGCATTTATATAAATCAATCATTTGGTCAAAGTTCCACTGCTGGTGCTATGATTATGACCAGCAGCAGCGCCGCAGAAATTTATCAATTCTATGGAAACTTTCACAAATTAACTATTAGTAAGGTTAGTGGAACTGTTACTTTACTGAGTGCGCTGAACGTGACTGTAGCTCCGACTACTAGTATTCTTAACTTTACTGCCGGTAATTTCTATTTCAACTCCTACACAGTAACTTGTTCGTTATTTGCTAGTTTAACTGGAACTCGGTCCTGGTCTCAGACTGGTGATATGTACGTCACTGGTACATCAGGTATTGTGTATAACGTATCTCCCGGTGGCGTTTCTACATATGATAGAACAGGAACGGTATATATACAAGGCGCAGCAGCAACTGTAACCGCAAATATGGGCGCTTTTTCGTATGCGACCTCGTGGAACATAACGTTAGGATCTCCCTGGACCTATGCTATTACTGGCGCCGCCTATAATTTTACTCTCAACGGCGCGGCCTCCGGCGCGGTAACCGTATTTAACGACTTTGCTGGTACTGGTGCTAACTGTCCAAGCTTAGTAGTTACATTCTCTAATTCTTCTGCCGGACAAGTTAGAGAATTTAGTTGGGCAGGAACTTTATCGGGACTTACTATCCCTGCCCTGTTCGCTAACGTTACGTATAATATTAATTATGCTCGATTTACTGGCGCCAGTCCTCTAAATTTTTCTGGCTCAGGGTACACGTACAATCTCTATGATGTGACATGGACTACTGGCCAGACCGCTTTAACTGGCGCTCTCTCCACTTATTACTTTGCTAATGTAAGTTGGACTAGCGGTGTGTTTTATATTAGCGCTGCCACTTCTCAATTTTATTTTGGTATTGTACGGAATACTCTTAGTACAGGCTCTATGGTTTTTATAGGGATCGGCACCGTCTATCATATTAATGATGGTTCTAACCCAGCAGATATACAATTAACAGGAACACTGGTATTTAGTGCAGGTACAATAGCGTTCGAGGATCTGTTCCATACAACGATAATTTGTAGAACGTTTACATCTGCGGTAACAACTGCTAGGGTAATTAATTGGAATACATTTTTTGATTCTTTTATTGTATGTACCGGAGTCGATGGCACGCTCCGCATATCAAACTCAACGGGGCTAACAACAAACACTACTGATAGTATGAATTATTCTGGTCAGGGTTCTGGAAGTAATACTTGTGGATTTAAAATAACCGGCACCGCCCCGGTTACCGGTAGCTTGTTTGGTACAATGACCCTTGCAAATGGTGCATTCAATGTATACGTTGGCGAAGGTGCAAGTACTAGTATTACTAGTGGAACAGTACGAAACTTAGTTTTAATAAACAATGTAACGATAACAACTGCATCGGTGGTTACCGTGCTAAAATCAGTGTATGCCTGGGGAGGAAGTTTAATTACTCAGAACCTGACCGGGCTTACGTTGAATATGACCGGAATAGATTATTATACTTATGATTTCAATTACCGTGTTAGTGTTGTTAATTTTACTACTGCAAGCGCCCATTGGACATTAACTAATGTTTATGCGACTACTGGGAATTTTACTGGAGGTTTTTCAACTTACGACTATGGGAATCTTAATATAGTCGGTGTATTGACTTATGGTGGATCGCAAGCAAACCATTATTTCATTTATGCACGCGCAGCAAGTGCAACCTATAACGGTACTAATTTTGCTGCTTGTACTTATGATGACTTTCAACTTACAGGAGCTCATACGATAGGTGGAACTGATACCACTCATACTATGAATTATGTACGCGCAGCAAGTGGGTCTTATACTGGGACTGGAACTTTCAACTACTATGATGTTGGTTTTACTGGCTTACTTACTGCGTCTGGTACTGGTTCCACACACAATCTTACATTAGTAACAGCGGCATCTATCACATTATCTGGTACTACTGTAAATTATGCTCTTACAAATTGTACAGCAACAACCACAATTACATTATCTGGTGCATCGTCATATTATACTATTACCTACGTAAGGACTGGCAATCTAGTATTAAGTGGATCTGGAGCACAATACTACTCCTATGATGTAGTTGCTACAAACACAACAAGTGGCGTTAATCTTACACTTGGTAATTTAGTTCTTTATCAAGATTTAACTGCTGCGGCATTCCTATGTACTGGGGCTTCAGCACGGTCTATAAATTTTGGTAATTATAACATAATAACATCAGGTGTTGGAGTTTGGAATTTAGCAACTACTACCGGACTTACTACAAGCACTACAGGTGGTGGCGCATATTTACAAGGATCAGGTACAGTATCTTTAGGTACACTTGATCAAAATAATGCCATAAACATCACTCTGTTAATTAATGCTGCCTTCACCACAGGTACAATGCGAAACTTTGTAAATAGTCTAGGTTACCTTAACAATGCATATTATCCAACTGGCACACCAACACTTACTATATATGGAAATGTAATATTATCCAATAATCCCGGATTTGCCTTAGGTCAAACAGATTTCTCACCCTATTGGAGTGCTATTCCTATTATTATGGGCAGACCAGATGGTGGTGCGCAAACTTTGCAAACAGCAACTGATACTCCTTGGGGGCCGGCACTACTTACGCTTGGATCATTAACAATCAATCAGCCTAATACCATACAATTGACATACCCCACTGGGGCAACTACATTTGTGCATACTAATGGAACTCTTGATCTTACTAGTTACTCATTGAATGTGAAAACTTCATATACAGTAACTAATAATGCTAATGCTAAGTATATCTCTTTTGGTGCTAATGATATTATTATTGCTGCAACAACAGGAACACCGTGGAGTGCAACAGATAGTAATTACTTAACATGTTCTGGTACTGGGCAAGTAACCATTAGAGGTGGTACTGTTGTAAACGGTAGTACTAGTAGAAAATATGCAGATCAACCTAACTTCTATCTACAAGAAAATGCAACAGCGTATACATTAACCTCTCCATTTACTACTAGAAATTTGACTATTAACAATTATACGCCTACTGCAAGTTTCATATTTTATATTGGTGGAAATTTAGTATGGACTTTCTCTGCAACAGGTATACCAAGTACAGTTACGTTTACTTTTAATTCAAGTCCTGCTGCTACTATATCAACCAATACAACTAGTTTTGCCCTTCCCTTGGTAACTGTTAATGACAAAACATTAACTGCTGCTAGTAATATATTATTTACCGATATGGTAGTGAACTCGGGCTTTGCTTCTGCTGGATATACAATGAATGTCAGTACATTGTTAACAGTTAATAGTGCGGGTTCAATTACGTGTGGTGCAAGTACTTGGAATATGCTGGGTCTTGGAGCCAGTACAGGATGGAATATGATTTCTGGTGCTACTATTGACGCAGGAACTTCAACTATTGCTTTCAGTGGAGCCGGCGAGAAATATGCAGCATTTGGTTCGGGACAAACAGTCAATCAACTGACAAATTCAGGAACATTCACGCCGTCAAGTGGTGGCGATGGTACAAATTGGTTAAATTTAACCACAGCTACTACAGTCCGTACATTGACAAATACAGTTACACCAGCCGGATTTAAGTTTACTGCCACACCAACAGTTGGTAATTTGAGTATCACCGGAGTTTCTGGCTCGCCGGCGTACCTGCAAGGAAATCTCACTAATAATGGAGTTTATTTACAAAACATACCATATGTTAGTTTACTTAACTCATCTACTACTGGCGGGGCGGGATGGTATCTTGGTTACACTGCAGTAGACAACGGCGGCAGCACAGGCTGGCATTTTATTAATTCTTCTGCTTTTTCAGGGATGGCATTCTTTTAAATAAATGTAGTTGACCCAATCACTCTTCTCCTGTCATACCACAAGTGTTATACTTATAAAAAGTTAGAGTATCTTGCCGCGCAAAATATGTATTTAATTACGGAACTTGCGCGGTGCTAAGTAGTATACTCTACGATATTATAATATATGACTACTATACTGAACCAAAATAGCTCTATCAAAAAAACGTTTTACTTTATGGCCGGACTACCCCGCAGTGGTAGCACTTTGCTTTCATCTATCTTAAATCAAAATCCTCGTATTCACAGTGGCCCAAGTAGCCCAGTCCACGGCTTAATGCTTAATCTAGACACTCATATTCGCACAGATGAACTATTCCGAGCTTTCCCCAAGCCAATAGAAGCTAATAAAATAATTGGTTCTATTATTGATAACTTTTACAGTGATGTAGATCGTCCAATCATTATCGATAAAAATCGAGCTTGGGTAAATCGTCCCCACTACATTACTGGATACTTAAATACCACTCCAAAAATTATCTGCCCAGTTCGCAACATAGATGAAATTTTAACTTCATTCATCACCATGTGCCGGCGAAATCCATTTAATGGTGAAAAAATCAATTTCATTGATAAAATGTTGATTCAGGCTAACGTAGAGTTGAACGATACTGAACGCTGCCGGGCATTGGTAGGACCCGGAATCATTGGGCAATCATATGACGCTATTAAGCAACTATTAGTAGATGGTAAATCCGATATGCTACACTTTGTTGAGTATAACGACCTGATTAGAACCCCCAAAGAAGTTATGCGTAAACTCTATCAGTTTTTGGGTGAGAAATACTATGATCACGATTTTACCAACATAGTAAATGTTCACCCCGAACAGGATATGGATGTGTATGGATTTGCTGATATGCACCAAGTTCGCCCTGATATTTCTCGGTTGTCACCCAGTCCTCATGATATTCTGCCAGCTGGCGTCATTAAATCGTGTGTCGATGCTGAGTTCTGGAGAGACTTCGATGCAAGTAATACCAATACAACAACATAACAATAGGTAAGATATGAAGATAAATGTCACTAAACGTTCTGGATTAATAGAGCAGCTTACTATAGAAAAATGGCAATCGCAAATCGCTAAAATCTGTACAGGGATAGCGGATGTCAGCCAATCTATGATAGAAATCAAAGCGCAGCCGCATTTCTACGATGGTATAACCACACAGGAAATCGACGGTATCACGCTTAGAGCTATCGTAGACTTGATAGATGTAGAATCAAATCCAGATGTTGGTCACACTAATTATCAATACGTGGCAGGTAAACAACGACTATCTATGTTGCGCAAAGATGTGTATGGTGGATACGAGCCTCCCCGTTTGTTTGATATTGTAAAAACAAACGTAGAAACAGGACTCTATACCGCTGAGTTGCTGGTGTGGTATACTGAAGAGGAATGGGATAAAATGGATTCGTTCATTGATCATTCTAAAGACGAGCAATATAGTTATGCCGCCATTGAGCAACTGATTGAGAAATATCTAGTAAAAAATCGCTCTACCAAACAAAGCTACGAAACGCCACAGGTTAGGTACATTGTTGCAGCCGCCACTGTCTTCCACAAAGAAGAACCTTTGTCTGCCAGAATGCGTTACATAAAGGAATATTACAATGCAGCCAGTGACGGCTTATTCACTCTCGCTACTCCTGTTCTTGCTGGGCTTGGCACTCCCACTAAGCAGTTTTCTAGTTGTGTCCTCATTCGCAGTGATGATGATCTTGACAGTATTTTTGCTAGTGGCGAAATGATGGCAAAGTATGCCAGCAAACGCGCCGGCATTGGTTTAGAAATTGGACGACTACGCCCACTAGGTAGCCCCATTCGCGGTGGTGAGATTATGCACACAGGTATGATTCCATTCTTAAAGAAATGGTTTGGTGATCTGCGTAGCTGTTCGCAGGGTGGGATCCGCAACGCCAGTGCGACCATCACATATCCAATTTGGCACTATCAATTTGATGACCTCATTGTGCTTAAAAACAATCAAGGCACAGAAGAAACTAGAGTTCGGCATATGGACTACAATGTTGTGCTAAATGCGTTCTTCTGGAGACGGTTTAAAAATCGTGAGCAAATAACCTTCTTCGATCCCAACCAAGTCCCTGAACTGTATGAAGCCTTCTATCGTGATACACCTGCATTTGAAGAAATGTATGTAAAATACGAACAACGAACCGATCTCCGCACCAAAACAATGAGTGCGGAAGAGGTGTTTAAGAGTGGAATTTTGAAAGAGCGTACTGATACTGGTAGAATTTATCTTACATATATTGATAATGTTCAAGCTCAAGGTCCGTTTGATCCAGAATTTCATACTATCTATCAATCCAATTTGTGCCAAGAAATACTACTTCCTACAAAATCATTTAAACGTTTAGACGATGATACCGGCAGGATAGCTCTCTGCACACTTGGTAGCATTAATTGGGGAAGTTTCCGTAATCCAGAAGATATGAAGCGAGCCTGTAAGATTCTCGCCCGTAGTCTCAACAACATATTAGATTACCAAGATTTTTTGAGTATCCAAAGCAAATTGTCTAATGATGAAATTCGCCCATTGGGCATTGGTGTTACTAATCTAGCATATTGGCACGCAAAGCGCGGCCTTAAATATGGTGAGAAAGATGCATTGCAGGAAGTTAAATCTTGGATGGAACATCAGGCATTTTACTTGACTGAAGCCACTGTAGAAGTAGCTAAAGAACGTGGACCTTGTTTACATAGCGATAAAACTAGGTATGGTCAGGGAATATTCCCCTGGGAGTTAAGGGCTAAAGGGGTAAATGAGTTAGCAAACTTTGCACCTGAACTTGATTGGGAAACACTACGCACTAATATGAAACAGTATGGAGTCAGGAATGCTACTCAAATGGCTATTGCTCCAGTTGAAAGCTCAAGCGTTGTTATTAATAGCACTAATGGTATTGAAATGCCAATGAGTTTGATTAGCGTTAAAGAAAGCAAAGCAGGGTCATTAACACAAGTTGTCCCCGAATACCACAAATTGAAATCGAAGTATCAATTGATGTGGGATCAAAAAGATTGTGATGGCTACTTGAAAACAGCAGCAGTGTTGGCCGCCTACATAGATCAAAGTATCAGCACTAATACATTCTACTCCCCAAAGCATTTTGCAGATCGTAAAGTGCCCTCTACCTTGATTGCAAAGAACTTAATGCAGGCTCACTTATATGGGCTTAAAACTCTGTATTATAGTTTAATTGACAAGCAAGGATCAAAGTCAGAGGCTGAAATTGCTCCTCTGATGCCTATTAATTTTGATGATGAAGAATCATGTGAAAGTTGCACCCTATGAGCCTAGAACAATACAACCTAAACACTAAAACAGATTATCTGCGCCGTAAAATGTTCCTGGATCCTGCTGGGCCGGTGGTCATCCAAAGATTTGAAGAGGTCAAGTATCCCAAGATTGCTGATTTTGAGCAAACCGCCCGTGGTTTCTTTTGGCAACCAGAAGAGATTAGCTTAAGCAAAGATGCTAATGACTTCAAGGACGCCAGCGCCGCAGTCAAGCATATCTTTACTAGCAATCTATTGCGACAAACAGCATTAGACAGCTTACAGGGCCGAGCACCAAGTCAAGTCTTTATGCCGGTAGTATCATTGCCTGAACTTGAAGCATTGATTTACAACTGGACCTTCTTTGAAACAAATATTCATAGCAAGAGCTATAGTCATATCATTCGTAATATTTACAATGTTCCAAAAGATATCTTCAATACCATACACGATACTCAACAAATCATTGATATGGCTTCAAGTGTGGGTAACTACTATGAAGCATTGCATATCCTCAACTGTAAAAAACAATTACATCTACCAGTAGTAGAAAGTGAGCATATTAAAGCAATTTGGATGGCATTACACGCTAGCTATGCGCTAGAAGCATTTAGATTTATGGTGTCATTTGCTACTAGCTTGGCAATGGTTGAGAATAAACTCTTTATGGGTAATGGTAATATCATCAGCTTAATCTTGCAAGATGAGTTGTTACATAAGGGATGGACAGCATACATCATCAACCAAGTAGTTAAAGAAGACAGCCGCTTTGCAGCAGTTAAACAAGAATGCGAACACGAAGTATATCAGCTTTATGTGGATGTTATTAGAGAAGAAAAAGAATGGGCAGACTATCTATTCAACAAAGGCCCGGTGATTGGACTAAACGCAAATATTCTCAAAGACTTTGTGGATTACACTGCAATGGGCGCATTGAAAGAAATTGGAATCAAGTATCAAACTCTCTCACCCAAAACTACTCCTATTCCGTGGTTTAATAAACACACTGACACAAGTAAAAAACAGTCTGCTCTTCAGGAAACAGAAAGCACGAATTATGTTATGGGAGTGATGAGTGAATCATTACACTATGATGAATTACCCGCACTATAAGGAAATAAAATGAAAGCAGTTATTTGGTCAAAATACCATTGTACCTTTTGCGATCAAGCAAAGGCATTACTAACACAAAAAGGTATCCCATTTGAAGAACGCAAAATAGGCGATGGTTATACCAAAGAAGAATTATTAGAGGCAGTACCAAATGCCCGCACGGTACCACAAATCTTCATTGATGGAGAACTTGTGGGTGGGTTCACTGAACTCAAACAAAAATTAGCAGATTAAAAGGAATACAATGAAATTCACAATAGGAACAGTAGTTACCTTAAAACTTAACAGTGGTGAGGAATTAATAGCCAAAGTAGTAGGCGACACAGATATGAACGGGTTTATTACAGTAGAAGAACCCGTATCAATTGCTCCGGGTCCACAGGGTTTAGGTTTAGTGCCTAGTGTGTTCACTGCGGATCCAAAAGGTAAATTTATGTTAAACACTAAAAGTATTTCAATTGTAGCAGCAACCGATGACAATGTAAAACTAAAATATTTGGAAGCGACCACTGGTATCAAAGTTCCAGAGAAAAAGTTAATTCTAAGCTGATATACCAGCACTGTTCCT